ATCAGCACGGGTCCAGTCAGAATTTGCAATGGTCACAAACACGGGCCAGGTCTAGTCGCGCCTGCACAAAACCTGGACACATAAAATTTTTTTAATTTTTTTTATTTTTTTATGGAACTTTCAAACACGGGTGCTGTCTAAACCAGTACAAACAAACAAAAAGGAACTGAACATGAACGAGCAAAAGTGGGTGGAGCAGATCTCCAAATTCTTAGTCGGCAAGACTATTAAAACCGTGCGGTATTTAACTGCAGAAGAAGCGGACGATTGGTATGAGCGTCCCATCGCAATCGTTTTTGACGACGGTTCTTTCATTGTGCCAATGGCAGATGATGAAGGTAATAACGGTGGCGCAATGTATACGTCTGAAGAAAGTCTTCCGGTCATTCCGGTAATGCAATAAGGAAACAATCATGAAAGATATCAAACCGTTTAAAGCGTACTCACCAGAGTACGATGCTGTCATGAACACCGAACACGAGGTTGTTCAGAATGTTTACGCTGGCAGTATTTTTGAAGAGTTCACGTATTCCGTGAAGATCTCCAACGACATTTCGATACTCAAAATGATTGAGTGCTACGACGGTGATCAACCCAGTTATGAACGGGACGGTCAGTTTGAAGCACTGTGCGAGAACTTAGGTATTCACGCAATGGATTACCGTTCTATCGCTGATTACCCTAGACACGGTAACACGTTGCGATTCGCTTTTAGAACTTTCGAGGACGCACGGAACTTTTTGGATTCCGTGAAGTCTATATTCTTAGACGATGGCAAACGGTATGAGGCTCAAGCACGAGCGTTCTACAATGCCCACCCAGAAGCAACACGAGGTGATTTCTAATGAAGAATAGGTACGGGCTGCCCGACATAAGCACGGGTCCAATCGTATACGCTCTGGATGCACGTGTGGGTGATTACCTGCACGATCCAGAACCACAATACGATGCGTTCTTTGAGTGTGTCCCACGGGAGAAGCTTGAAGCTTTAGAGGAAGCACTGCGTGATGTACTCAAAGAGTATGCACATGTGGCAGTTGAAAGAGTAGTAGAGCAAACCCTAGACGGTTATGAACTAGCGAGGAGTGAAGACTAATGCCAAATCACACAGACAATCGCGTGACAATCACGCACGAGAAGCCTGCAATGTTGTATTTGTTGCGGGACATTCTGAACACGGATGAGCCGTTCAATCGGATCAAACCAATGCCAAGCCTAGTCTTGTGCCAGAATTGGGGTAAGGCGGAGGCTGAAACTTACGGTGACCAGAACGGTTGGTACTACTGGTGTCAGCGCAATTGGGGAACCAAGTGGGAAGCTTACAGATCTGAGATGTCAGAAATCGGTGGCGTTATCACGTGGTCATTCAACACCGCATGGTGTCCACCAATCCCAATCTTTGAAGAGTTGGAGGCACGTGGATTCAAAGTACATGCCCGATACTTGGATGAAGGTTGGAACTTTATCGGAGAGTACAAAGATGGTGTGGACTCTGATTACACAGACATCACGAGTAATGAAGATGTTCCATCGTCTTTGAAAGATGAGTTTGAATTAGATGTTCTGTTAGCAGAAATGGAGATGAACGATGAGTAAGCCAGTTGCACGTTATGTGTTTAAAGAAATCCCTAACACGGATGAAGGACGTTTGTTGGTGACACTGATGAAGAAGCACCTCAACAAACAAGGATACAGCATGCGAGTTCGTGGTCAGTACATGAACGATAAGGCCCGTGCTAACTGGAGACGTTGGGAGATGGGTCAGCCTATCCCTTTGTCCACTCACTTACGTGTGTACATAGAAGAGAAAAAAGCGTCATGAGTGGCAGTGAGAAGAAGATGTTCTGTGTGGTGCAGGAGGCCCACACAGAGGACAGGATCGTGGATATCTGCGACAGTCTGTGGGCTGCCCAGATCTGGTGCAAGCATTTGACTGATAGTCTTTCCGGATCTGATTACACAGTGAAACCGATGCCGGTGGTCACTGAGTTGGAAGCTTACCTGATTGATCAGCAGGTGCAGGAAGAAAAGCAAGAGTTTGAGAAGTTACACAAGTATCGTGTGAAGGAAGGTAGACAATGGTAGATATCAATGAAATGGCAGGCGACGTGAGGCGTAGTGACACAAGCCTGATGAACATGATGCAGAACTACAAGGTTTCTGTCAGGTATTATGGTAAGTCGTGGATTGCATCCACAGAGGACCACAAGGGTATGGGTAACTCTCTGAGGTCAGCACTGATCTCTTTGGATCGGTTAATAAAAGGAGCGAGTCGTGATAATTAGAAACCTGATCATCTTGTACTTGGACTCCAAGGATTTCAAACGGGTAGGCGCAAGTTCACAACAGTATCAATACTGGCTAAAGGTTGTGCAGGATATTCACGTGGAGGGTGTCGCGCTAGGGACACGTAAAGCCAACCTCAAAGCATCACAATGTCAGCTAGTGTACGACGAACTATCTGAGCGTGGTGTTACCTTTGCCAACAGAGTCTTGGCTGTGATCCGTAAAGTGTTTTCGTTTGGCGTGAAGTACGACTACATCTCGCAGAATCCCTGGATTTCTGTCCAAACGATAGCAACTTTGCCACGACGAGTGGTCTGGACACGGGATGACGTGATCTCATTTCTTAATGTGGCGTACAGCGACTTTGAAACGAGGTCAATCGGTCTGATAGCTCACATGGCATACGATTGGGCGCAACGAATAGGGGATATGCGCCTGCTGACGTGGGACTGTCTGGACTTGGAACAAGGTGTATTAAATTTAGAACAGTCGAAAAGGCGAGCAGTGGTGCATCTACCTATCGGTGATCAGTTGCGTGACATGTTAGTGCAACAACACAACGATCTAGGGTGGCAGCCATACGTTGCTCCGAACATAAATGTCAAAAAGGATGGCGGTTATGGCGCGTACACGGTCTTTAATGTATCTAGAAAAGCGAATGAAATCAAAGAGTTGGCAGGACTTCCTCCAGAACTTAGACTATCAGACCTTAGAAGGACGGCGACAACAGAAATGGTGGAGGCAGGTGTCGGTATTGCACAGATCATGCAGGTTACGGGACATCAAAATCCGCAATCGGTGAAACCGTACATGAAGAACACCTTGACGGGTGCTTCAAATGCGCTTATGCTCCGCAACGCACACACGGCAGGTGATACACCATGAAAAATGTATACACATACGTTTCGTCATTGGATTTAAGCAATGGCGAGACACACAGAGGAACATGCCCTACATGTGGAGGTAAAAACACGTTCACAGTCACTAAAAACGATGGCAGTTTGCTTTGGAATTGTTACAAAGCGGGTTGCCCCACGTCAGGTGGCAAGAATGAGTTCATGACGGCAGATGAAGTCATTGAATCATTGCAAAAAGACAATGAGCCTGAGAACTACGAAGAGGCTCTGTGTACGATCTTTGAAAAAGAACCGTACATGGTACCTGTTGACGCAAGTAAAGCTTACCTGCGTTCTTTCCTGCAGAAATGGAGCATAGAACCCAGTGATGTGTGGCACGACGTGCGTCAAGATCGTATTGTATTTCCAGTGCTGTCACTTGCAGGCGATCTGATGGACGCAGTTGGCAGATCAGTCATCAATAAGCATCCGAAGTGGCTTAGATACAATGCATCACCCGTCCCTTACTCACATGGGTTGGGTAGAACTGCTGTTGTAGTCGAAGATGCAATCAGCGCGTATACAATAGGGCAGCTTTACCAGTACAACGCTACTGGAGTTGCATTGCTGGGTACTCAATTGACTAATTTTCACAAATGGTACATCGCAAACTTTTTTGATAGCGCAATCATTGCTTTAGATCCGGATGCTATAGACAAAACTGTTAAAATCACAAAGGAATTGCGAGGTTACATGGACAATGTTCTCGCATTAGTCTTAAATGACGATCTCAAATACAAAAATGAAGACGATTTAGATCGGTTAGAGGAGATGTTAGATGCATAGGCGAGGCGGTTATAATGTTCCTTGGACTGAGGAAGAGATTGAGACAACAATCAGAATGTACAAAGAGAGTAAGACCAACTATGAAATTGGTTGTGCTATTGGTAAGACAGGGGATGCTGTTAAAACTAAGCTAGGTAAATTGCGTAAGCAGTTTAACTTAGCCCCTAGGAGTCAGTCTCTTCTCAAGAAAGGAAATAGGCGTAGACCACCGAAGGGGATGACATCATTTGATCGTGACTGGCAAGGCTCTGTGCCATTCGGACACTGGATGATCACTAAGCCGTGGAAGAAAGTGTCATGACACAACCAATCAAGTGTGATCACTGCAATAAGAAAGCAGATGCAAAGGTAGGAGATGAACCTCAATATCTTTGTGCCGATTGTTGGATAAAGTTTTATGGGGAGAAAAAGAAATGAGTAAAGTACCCTACGTTGAGAGGCCATTGCTATGGCAGGGAGATGGCATAGGTCTAACTGGTGAGTGTGCTTACTTGTGGGCATTGTTCTTGGCTAATGAAGCTGACATGGCAGATGATACCTTTGAGTACTCCAAGTGGAAATCCATGGCCGATGACCTTGCACCTAAGCAGGGCAAGCCTACACCTGCCGCTGTGTACTACTACGATTTAGAGGAGGCGATGAAGAAGTACAATGCGCCTGAGTATGTGTACCCTGGCAGTGATCCACAGGAGTGATGAGGAGGGACTCAATGAGTAAGCACTGGAAAGATGCAATGAATGAACGCAATCAGGACTGGATGAGCAGTCGTGAAAAGCCTAAAGAAATTGTGAGTAAGGTACCGACACAAAAGTATCGGGATAACTGGGACAAGATATTTGGAGACAAGAATGGAACTAGCGATTCTAAAAACGCTACTGAATAAAGAATTTTACGACAGTTATCGTGGTGTGAATTGTCCTCACAAGATATTTTCTAAGGACAATGGCAAGATCAAGACGATGATTGATGAAGCGATGCAAAAGTATCGTCGTGACTTATCAGTAGAAGAATTGCAAGTCATATTCTTATCTGCAGATCCATCAATGACGAGTGCTGAAAGGCAGCATTTCACGGGTATATTCGACAAGATGAAGCGTACCGATACAATCAGTCATGACATTGCACAAGAGTGCTTGTCTAAGATGTTTCAGAAGTATCTTGGTGGTCAGATTACACAACTGGGTGGTCAGTACCTCAATGGGATGCAGACTTCTCTTGAACCTCTCCGACACATGCTTGAAAAGCACAACGATGACTTCACGCCTAACGTCACTGTTGATTGGGATGACTTATCCATTGAACACTTGTTGGAGAAGAATGACCTTGAGGCGCGTTGGAGATTTAACATCCCACCATTGGCACGTAAGGTTGAAGGTGTAAATGCGGGTCACTTAGTTATCGTTGGCGCACGTCCTAACACCGGCAAGACTTCTTTTCACGCAAGCTTGATCGCAGGTCCAGGCGGGTTCGCTGAACAAGGAGCGAAGTGCATTATCTTATGTAACGAAGAGAGTACACACCGTGTCGGTGCGCGTTACCTGACTGTTGCCTCCGGTATGAATTTGAAGCAGATAAAGCAAAACCCTAAGCAGGCTCAACAACGGTGGAGAAGGATTACTGAAAACATCTCCATCAAGGATGTCACCGGCAGGGATATGATGTGGGTGGAGTCAGTTTGTAAAACCTACAAGCCAGACGTTATTGTCTTGGACATGGGTGATAAGTTTACTCACGGCGGTTTCACAAGCCAGCACGAAGCACTTAAAGCATGTGCTATTCACGCACGTATGATCGCAAAGGAATATAACTGTGTAGTTTTTTACATGTCGCAGTTATCGGCTGATGCTGAAGGGCGCATCCAACTGGATCAATCCATGATGGAGGGCAGCAAGACCGGCAAAGCGTCTGAAGCTGATCTTATGCTTTTGATCAGTAGGAATCCTGTTTCTGATAACTCCGGAGGGGAAGATGAAATTGATGACCCACAACGACATATCAATTCAGTGAAAAATAAATTAACAGGTTGGCATGGATACGTATCCGTAAATTTAGATGTATCACTAGGAAGGTATGGGGTTTAGGTTTGTCAGATGATCAGTTTGAGTTGTTTGAAAAACCAGACCTTAGTGATTACACCGGCGAGGATGGATTACAGTGTATCAAATGTTCCAGGTACAAACACGTGGACGACTTCCCACGTGCTGTTGGCGGAGAAGTTAAGAGAACTTGCAAAACATGCATGTATCATGCGAAGAAAATTAGGGATGAATTAAAGAAGTTGCATCCGTACCCTGATAAGTATCATCGTTGCCCTATTTGTGACAGAACAATAGAAGAGGTAGGGGCGGGATCAAAAACACCGATGCTGAGTCAGTGGGTGCTAGATCACGATCATGAAACCGGAGAGTTCCGAGGACATATTTGCTATAATTGCAATGTTGGCTTGGGTGCATTTAGGGATGACATAAGTCTTCTTAATACTGCAGAAACATATTTAAAAGAACACGAGGAGCGCAGACAAGATGAGACTAGTTCTTGACGTAGAGAACACAGTTACCAAGAGTGATGGAAAGTTACATTTAGATCCATTTACGCCTACGAACAGTTTGGTAATGATCGGTGTGTACCCAGAACATGGAGAGCCAAAGCACTACACTTTTGATCACACAGAGTATGATTGTAAGTACGAGTACAGACAGAAAGATTGCGCGGAGATACAAGAGTTACTTGATCGGTGTACTTTGTTAATCGGACACAACATTGGTCACGATCTACAATGGCTGTGGGCCACAGGATTTAAGTACGATGGTATGGTGTGGGACACGATGCTTGTTGAATATGTAATGCAACGAGCGCAGAAACAACCTTTGTCTTTGGAAGCAGTTGCTGAACGCAGAGACTTAGATTTCAAGAAACAAGACACACTTAAAGAGTACATGAAGAATGGTTACACTGTTGATCAGATCCCGTATGAAGAACTGAAAGAGTATTTGTATGGTGATTTGCGAACTACCATGTCACTTTTTTGGGAACAGGATTTAGACTTGAGAGATGATAGTAATAGGGTACTTACTGACGTAGTCTTTTTGACTAATGAAACTGCATCTCTTCTTGCTCGTATATACCGCAACGGATTTTCCGTTGACACACAGGCGTTGGAAAGTGTCCGTGCAGAGTTTGAGGAAGAGAAAAAATTACTTATACGTGATTTAAATGCATCTGTTTTATCACTTATGGGTGATACTCCAATCAATCTCAACTCACCTGAGCAACTGTCGTGGGTAATCTATTCCCGTAAACCGACGGACAAGACGCAGTGGGCTATGGGGGCAGATCCATATATGTCGGCAGATAAATTTAAGAAGTTTATCAATCAATCTTCCACACCAGTACGCAGAACTAAGGCTGAAAAATGCACAGACTGTAGCGGTAATGGGACATACTTCAAAAAGAAGAAGGATGGATCAGATTTCAAGAAGGCTAGTAAATGTGCTACATGTAACGGTCTGGGTTACATTTTAAAGGAATTACCAAAGTTAGCAGGTCTTAAATTCAATCCACCGTCACCTAAATGGCAAAGTGCCAATGGGTTCCGTACAAGCAAGGAAAACTTAGAGTATTTAGAACGTGTCGCAAAATCGAAAGGCATGGATGAGGCAGCCGATTTCCTTTCCAAAATTCGTAGACTCAGTGCTGTTGATACTTACCTTAATAGTTTCGTGGATGGCATCAGGGCTTACCTTAAACCAGATGGCAAGCTTCATGTTCGTCTTACACAGCATATGACAGCCACTGGACGATTCTCAGGACGTGACCCTAATATGCAGAACATGCCACGTGGAGGTACATTTCCTGTAAAACGTGTTTTCATCTCCCGATTTTCAGGAGGTAAGATCATGGAGGCTGACTTTGCGCAGCTAGAGTTCCGTGTTGCCGCATTCTTATCTCAGGATGAGGTAGCAATGAAAGAAGTTAAGGAGGGATTTGATGTCCATTCGTACACCGCAAAAGTCATTTCGGAAGCGGGTCAGGCAACTAGCAGGCAGGAAGCGAAAGCACATACATTCGCGCCGCTTTACGGAGCAACAGGCTACGGAAGAACACCAGCCGAAGCTAGATACTACGAACACTTCACAGAGAAGTACAAAGGAATCGCCCGGTGGCACAGAGAATTAGCCAAGGAGGTTCTTACTCACACTTACATCACTACACCAAGTGGTAGGCAGTTTTCTTTTCCGGATGTGAAGCGTAGAAGAAATAACACTGTTACAAACTTCACTGCAATTAAAAACTACCCAGTACAGTCATTTGCAACTGCTGACATAGTTCCTGCGGTTCTGTTGGAGATAGATCGTAAGATGAGGGGCATGCAATCATTGATTGTCAACTCAGTTCACGATTCTATTGTCATTGATATACATCCTGACGAGGAAGAAAAAGTGTTAAACATAATTGGAGATATCAACAATATGTTGTTTGATATTATTAAAGAAAGATTCAATGTCAATTTTAATGTTCCTCTTTTACTTGAGGCTAAAATTGGTGTAAACTGGCTAGATCAGAAGGAGGTCTAAATGACAAATGAAATTGCAACATTAAACAGTGGAAACTTTGCTGAAATGGCAAAGGCTATGGGCGTAGCTTCCGATATCGGGGCAGGCGAAAAGACCAAAGCATCCACTCTCGCTCGTTTACGCATCTGGAATCAACCTGTTATGGGCCAGGTGGACGTAAAAGGCAAAATGAAGAACATGGAAGTTGTTCCTGCCGGTATGTTCCGTCTTCAATTGTCCGACGACAAGTTTGTTTACGGAGAGAAAGCGCACGTCCGAGTATTTGTACAGCGTTTTATGTACAAGCGTTATGATTCTGAAAAGAAACAGTACGTCAAAACACTGATGGCTGAAGATTTAAACGGTGATCTCAAGGATAATGTTGGTGGCCTCAATTGTGGCAAGCCTGCAGGATACATCAAAGACTTTCAGTCGCTGCCAGAAGAAACAAAGACACTGATTAAACAGATCAAACGTGTCCGTGTTTTGCTAGGTGAAGTGTGCTTAGAAAATGCTGTTGATTCAGATGGAAACGACATCTCTGATGAGACGTACTACCCATTCATCTGGGAGATTGACAACAAGGATGCTTTTAAAACAATGGGATCACCCTTCGCTGTCATGGCAAAGCAAAAGCATCTTCCGATTCAGCACTGGGTTGTATGTGGTTCTGAAGAACATAAGCTTCCAACAGGGGCTTCATTCTTCTTGCCTACGTCTAATGTAGATATGGCGCAGTCCATTGACCTTCAAGAAGAAGATCAACAGAAGTTTTCTGACTTCTTAGAATGGATCAACAACTACAATGACTACATCGTTAATGCTTGGAATGAAAAACGCCAAGTGTCTATGTCTAAGGAAGATGAAAATCTCGTTGAAGACTTCATTGATCTAGATGAAGATGTGGTTACTGAATGAGTGTACAGCATCCTAACGAACTAAAGATACATCGTTATCTTGAGGATGTACGCAAAGGCAAGCGTGGCATGTCAGATGCCACCATTGCCAGAGTACTCAAGGACGTAAAAGAGTCACTGGAAAAACAGTTCAGCAAGCGTAGCAGTAAATTTACTCTTCGCATGTCTAACGTTGGCAGACCTAATTGCCAACTTTGGTTTGAGAAGAATGATCCAGAATCCGGCATTGATCCTTCACCATATTTCTTGATCAACATGATGATGGGAGATATTGGCGAAGCCGTATTCAAAGGCATGCTTACAGAAGCCGGTGTAGACTTCAGTGATGGATTCAAGTCCACACTTACCGTTGGTCAGTACAAGATTGATGGTACCCATGATCTTATTATGAATGGCAGAGTTGATGACATTAAAACTGCATCACCTTGGTCATACAAAAATAAGTTTAAGGACTACTACACACTCAAGGAGCATGACGCATTTGGCTATGTAGGGCAGCTTGCAGGCTATTCTCGTGCATTGGGAGTTGAAGTTGGCGGTTGGTGGGTTATCAATAAAGCCAACGGTGAGTTCAAGTACGTTTCTGCATGGGACATGAATGTACAAGACGAGATTGAAAAGATTAAAGATACTGCTGACACACTAGAAACAAATAAGTTTGAAAGATGTTTTGAGCCAGTTGAGGAAACTTTTCGTAAAGTTCCTACCGGCAACAAGGTATTAGCAGACGAATGTGTCTGGTGTAAGTTTCGGCACAAGTGCTGGCCCTCATTACAAGAGCTACCCTCACTTGCATCTAAGGCAAAAGATCCGCCTACAGTTGCGTATATAGAGATAGCAGATGAGTACCAGAAGAATACCAAAGGTAAGGGCTGATGCCATACGGAGAGGGTATCGCTCCGGTCTTGAAGATAAAATTAGCGATCGCTTAAAAACTATTAAGTGTGATGCTAAATATGAGTGCATGAAAATTGAGTGGGAGGATCTGGCGTATAGAACATATACTCCAGACTTTCTCCTGCCTAATGGAATTATTATTGAAACAAAGGGTAGATTCACACCAGAAGACCGGCGTAAGCATCTGCTGATTAAAAAGCAACATCCTAAATTAGATATCCGTTTTGTGTTCAGTAATGCTAACTCTAGACTTCGTAAGGGAGCTAAGACAACGTATGCTTCTTGGTGTGAAAAACACGGATTTCAGTACGCAAGTAAAGATATTCCAGAATCTTGGATCAAAGAGCGTAAAAAGAAATTACCTGATATGTTTGTTAATGTGCCTTTTAAAAAGATAGTGAGATAGAAAATGTCAGAAGATACTGAACAAAAAGCTTCTTCGTTTGCTGTTGTGTTGACACCCGAGTTCACCAATGGAAGTTGGAATGGGTCTGTTGCGGCGCATATAGAAGAAGAGATTCTAGACGATTTAGGTGAAACTGAAATATCACAAATACGCAACGCTTGTGGTATGATGGCATCTACAGTCATGTTAATGGAGTTAGATGAAGAATTTAGGGATTATGTAAGAAATTTTTTTGTAGATAACTTTGAGTCCTTCGTTGAAGATATGCAAAACGATATGCCTTCTTTTACTCGTAGTGAAGATGGTAAAGTAATCACATTACACATGAATACTAAAACACATGGGAGCGCATAGCATATGAAATCTACAGATTCAGATGGTGTCTCACGGTTCGTTGAATCATCATTATCAGGCGATTCGCTAACCTTGTTAGAAGATATTATAGATGATACCGATTATGATGAAGTAGAAAAGCCTAAGCATTACAACAGTAGTAATATAGAAACATTTGATTATATTCACAGTGTGCTTGGGGATTGGGGAACAATTCATTATTGTTGGGGTAATGTTCTTAAATATCTTGGGACTCGTCTATTTGAAAAAGGCTTACCAACCACCAATGCTGCCAAGGCACGGTGGTACCTAAGAAAAATGAGAGAGTTAATTAAAAAGACAGAAGGTGTTAACTGGTAATGTCTATGGATGTTATGTACTACAACAAGATTGCGATTGACTACAATCGTGATTCTGTATTCTCTGAGCAAGCTATGACGCTTCTTCGTGACTATTACATGCTTGATGAAGAAACAAGTCCACAGGAAGCATTTGCTCGTGCGGCTTTAGCTTATTGTGAGGGTGACTATGCTTTTGCTCAACGCATTTATGACTATGCTAGCAAGCGGTGGTTTATGTTTGCTTCTCCTGTGTTATCGAATGCACCCAAAGATGGAGAAAAACCAACTGGTCTTCCTATCTCTTGTTTTCTCACTTATGTTGATGACACTTTGGATTCCCTTATTGCTCACAATTCTGAAGTTGCATGGCTATCTGTCAAAGGAGGTGGAGTCGGCGGTCACTGGTCTGATGTACGTCCTGTAAGTGACAAGGCGCCAGGAGTAATTCCATTCATGAAGGTTGTTGACTCCCAGATGACAGCCTACAAACAAGGCAAAACCCGCAAGGGATCATATGCCGCATACCTTGATGTATCGCATCCAGAGATCATTGAGTTTATTAAGTTTAAAGTCCCGACTGGAGGGGATAGTAATCGCAAGTGTTTCAACTTGTTTAATGCAATCAATATCACCGACGATTTTATGGAGGCGGTAAAAAATGGAAAAGAATGGCAACTTAGATGCCCGCATACAGGAACTGTCCGATTTACAGTTAAAGCTCAAGAACTGTGGGCAGGAATACTTGAAGCTCGCTTCAAAACTGGAGTCCCTTACCTCAACTTCATTGATACAGCCAGAGATGGGTTACCGGATTCTCAAAGAGCACTTGGACTCACAATTAACGGCAGTAACTTATGCAATGAAATCCATCTCGCTACATCTGGAGAACGTACAGCAGTTTGCTGCCTCTCCTCCGTCAACCTCGAAAAGTGGGACGAGTGGCGAGACACCAGAATGGTTCAAGACTTGGTCAGACTCTTGGACAACGTTCTTAAATTCTTTATCAGGCATGCGCCGGAAGAGCTAGAGAAGGCTAAGTACAGTGCTTACATGGAACGCTCTATCGGACTGGGTGCGATGGGCTTCCACGGGTACTTACAGGACAAAGGTATTCCTTGGGATACACAGGAGGCTGTCCGTGCAAATTATCAAATGTTTAAGCACATCAAGGACAAAGCCGTTGAAGAAACTGAAGCTCTCGCTAAGGAGCGAGGTGAAGCACCGGATATGGCAGGCACAGGGCGGCGTAATGCTCACCTACTTGCGATTGCTCCGAATGCTAACTCGTCTATCATATGTGGGTGCTCGGCGTCTATTGAGCCTATCAAGTCGAATGCGTACACGCACAGAACACGTGCAGGTGCGCATCTGGTTAAGAACAAGAGTCTAGAGAATATCTTAAACGATTACGGCAAGAATGATGATGCAACATGGAAGAGCATCATCGTTAATGAAGGCTCTGTACAGCACTTAGATTTTTTAAGTTACTACGACAAGGAAGTATTTAAAACAGCATTTGAGTTAGATCAAAAGTGGGTAGTGGAGCAAGCGGTAATTCGCCAGCCATTTATTTGCCAAGGGCAATCTGTAAATCTATTTTTCCCTGCAGGCACAGACGTTATGGAAGTACATGAAGTGCATGTAAAAGCATGGAAGGGCAAACTCAAAGGACTGTACTACCTACGCACTAACGCAGGCGTATCTGCTGATAAGGTAGGACTTTCAGTTGAAAGAGAAGCATTGAAAGATTATGAAGATTGAATTATCAGATGAAACTGTAAGTCAACTTGTTGTAAGAGATTTAAAAGATGCGTATGAATTATGTCGCGTATATGACGACAAAGTGACAATGGAAGCATTATCTAGGGTGTTGAAGCATTACATGATAGCTTCTGAGTATGATACATGGCATAAAGAGAACGTAAGGAAAAAACAATGAGCACTGATTTTGAAGAAGAGTTTGACCTAGTTAAACTACTTAGAGATGCTACCGCACTAGAGATGGTAGAAGAGACTGAGAATGGATGGCAGACAAAGGTAGTGCCTTGTGAACTTTCTAACGCTGCCGCAAAAGAAATTATTCAATTAAGACAAGAAGTTAACGATTTACGCAATAGATTAGCAGAAGTCAAGACTTGACTGTTTTTCCCTCGTGAGTATAACTACTCATTGTTGCCGGGTTCGCCCGGCTTTTTTTACCAAAAATAATGGAGCACGTTATCAATGGCGCTAATTGATGAATCAAAAACGTATAAACCTTTTCAATATCCGTGGGCTGTAGAATATGCCATCAAGTCCGAAAAGGCGCACTGGGGGGAATGGGAAGCTAAACTACAAGATGATGTAGCTCAGTGGAACAACGGGAAATTGAGTTATGTCGAAAGAAACCATATTACACAGATCCTTAGACTCTTTACGCAGTCGGATGTCCAAGTTGGAACAAACTACTTGGAATCTTACATACCTAAATTTAAGAATAACGAAATTCGGGCTATGCTTACTAGCTTTGCTAATCGTGAATTTGT